GAGATGCTTCAAAGAAACAAAATGAAATAGATGTCACTAGTCTATCATTATTAGCGTTAGCAGCCCCAGGTATAATTAATAATGTAGCTAAAATTATAAAATCATTATTAAATAGATTTAGTCTTAAAAAAGGTGAGCAACCTATAGACAAAGTTATTAGAATATCAGGTGAGTTAGATGATAAATTAGATTCACCTATTAAATTAATGCTTAAACCATTTGTTAAAGATGATGGTAAACGAAATAGAGCAGCTAATATCATAAAAGCATTAATATTATTAATAACAGGTATTTTAACTAACGCTGATATATCTAAATCTACTACATTGGTTGATGCTGTGAAGGTATACTTACCTAACTCTTGGCAGGATGTTATTTCTATTAGATCATTACCTGATTTAGCAGCTAAGGCAAAAGCACTATTTATATAATATTTATCATAAAACACACAACTATGAAAAAATTCTTTACCGACTTACTATCAGGCTCTTCTGATACATCGAGCAAGCGTTTTGCTGCTTTATTATCTTTATTCGTTGTTATATCTTTAGCGTACATAGCTACCTATAAGAACGAAGAACACATCACACCCGAATTCATGTTCGACTCAATCGCGTTAATCGCTGGTGGTGGATTAGGTTTAACTGTTATAGAAAACGTTGTTAAAATGAAACAACAAGCCAAAAATAACACGCCAAATCCCACAGATACCCCACCTACAAATCCAGATGAACAACTATAACGCAGAATATAAGTAGTCGTTTAAAGCCGGGTTAAGCCCGGCTTTTTTTATCAAAAAGAATTTGGATTCCCAATAGATAGATATTATATTAATCATATGCTCAAGTGGCGGAAGGATCAGGAGGCCCTGGTCGATGGTAGACGCGACGTATGGTTATAACAACGTGGGTAAAAAAGTGTCTGAACAAGATGTAGTCATTATAATGGCAGCCCGTGCAGGTTCAAGTCCTGCCTTGAGTACTAAAAAGGTCCTGTAGCTGAGTGGTTAGGTGGAGCTCTGCAAAAGCTCATACAGCGGTTCGATTCCGTTCGGGACCTCAAATAGCGCCCTTAGCTCATTAGGTTAGAGCAACTGACTCATAATCAGTAGGTACCTGGTTCGATCCCAGGAGGGCGCACAATTGTGGATGTGTTCTTTGACATAATAATAAGGAGAAAATAAATATGGAAACAATGTATTTCGTTTTAGGTATGCTCTCGATTGTTGGAGCTACTTTTGTAGCCACAACTGTTTGGGGTATAGTTAAGATTACTAAACTGTTAAAAGTAATTAAAGAACAAGAACAACAAAGTAAGAATATTGAACGTGATGGGTGGGAAAATTTAAATCATCTACGCCAAGATTTGGATCGTAGATTAGATGAAATAGGACGCCATTCCGATCATCAGATCACTGAGTTGCAGCGTGAATTAGATATTAAATTTAATAACGCTGTGTCTTATGTAGACTCAAGAATTGATAAAATGTCTGCTACATTAAAAGAGCAAAAACAATTAATTAAAGGATAAATTTAAACCTGTCAATAACACATCCACAATTTTTTATTATAGCGGCCTAAAGCCGCTATTTTCCTACTTAACATATATTTATATATATGAGTATTGATGATATCTTTAACTTATTTAAGTCCCCTGAAGAGGAAGTTGAGACTACTACTCAAGTAGATATGTCTAATCATCCTATTGTTTGGATGGGAATGTTTAAAAAGTTAATTATAAATTATAAGGTATTTAGTAAACAGATGATAGAGTTTTTTGAATCATCTGATCCTAAATTAGACACTGATGATATTAAGTTAGCTGGTGGGATGATGGTTTTCACTAGAGCTATGGATCATATTTCTAAAATAGACACTACTAATCAAATGCATCGTGATTGTCTTATATTATATTCAGATGAACATTTTTTAAAAGCATTATCATCAGCACTTTCTCATTTTGAAGATTTAGAAGAATATGAGAATTGTGCTCTTCTTAAAAAAATACAAGACATAGCTAACCCCTCTTAAAAATAGCTTGGCCTCGCAAGTCCTAATTCGTATTATATAGATACGGGTTTTAGGAAACATCTAAAACATAGGATATAAAGAACGTGGAATGTGACCACGGGTATATAAAACAAATAATAAACGTATGAAAAACAAAGACAACGTACTACATCAATTAGATAAAATGGATAGCCTTGCTAACCAACTGAATTTTATTGTTAAACAAGAACAACCTCTAGAAGTATATTTAGAAGGTATTAATAAATTAAAAGAAATAATCGAACAAACTCGTTTATTTGTTGAATCTGAACAAACAATGTATAATTAATATGATTTTAACAGCAGAACAAATCCAACAAAACTGGATTGATTTAGAGGAAACAATTAAATCATATATCAGTGAACCTCGTTGTTCACAGTTATTAGATTTTTATTCTAAATACTCAGAACGTCTTATGTTAATGCCCGCTGCTCATAAGAAAGAATATCATAATGCTTTCCCAGGTGGCTACGTAGACCACGTGTTACGAGTTATCGATTGCGCTCTTAAGTTAAATAACGTTTGGATTGAGATGGGAGTAGACGAGTCTACTTATACTAAAGAAGAATTAATATTTGCAGCCCTAAATCATGACCTAGGTAAAATGGGTGATGAACATAATGAAGCATACATTCCCCAGGATGATCAATGGCGTAAAGATAAATTAGGTGAAGATTATAAATTTAATGATCGCTTAGAATTTATGTCAGTACCAGATCGTAGTTTACATTTATTACTTTCTCATGGTATTCAAGTATCTAAAAACGAATGGTTAGCAATTAAATTACATGATGGTTTATATGATGATGCTAACAAGCCATATTTAATGTCTTGGTCACCAGAAACAAAACCTCGTACTTCATTAATTTACATTGTTCATCAAGCTGATTTAATGGCTGCTCGTATTGAGTTTGAGCGTGAATGGAATCCTAAATTAAAAGGTGAAGTTAAAAAAACAAATAACTTCTCAGTTACTAAAGCACCTAAACAAACAATTAAGACAAAAACATTAAGTAATGTTAAGTCTCAAGGTTTAATGAACATGTTAGATAGTATATGATAATATTAACAATAATATTAGGCTTAATGGTCGTGATCTTAGGATTCACGACCTTTAACCTTCTTAAAAAGAATGAACGCCAAGAAGATATCTTAGCAGGATATATGGAATATTTAAGTAAAATATCTGGAGTAATCGAATTCTCAGATAAAAAACTTAAAGAAGTAGATCATAAAGGTTCATTTGAGTCTGATGATGAAGTAGGATTCTTTTTTCAAGAAATAAAACAAATTCAAGAAACATTGAATGCTTTTAAAATTAAAAATTTATGATTGAAATACAAGAGGCTAAAAAAAGAAAACCTAAAGGTGTTCAATATTTTACCCAAGATACAGAAAATGCTATTAATGAATATAATAGTACTACTGACTTTGAGTTAAAAGACAAAATATACCGTGAGCGTATTCATTACGCTTTCTTTAAATTAACAGAAAATATTATACATACCTTTAAATTTTATTATACTGAGGTAGATAATATCCAGGATTTACAACACGAGGTAATAACATTTTTACTTTCTAAGATACACCTATTTAACCCAGCTAGAGGAGCAAAAGCATTCTCATATTTTGGTACTATTGCTAAACGTTATTTAATTATTACTAATACTAAAAATTATAAAAAACGAGTAGACAAAGCACCTATTGAGGAAATTGAATCTAATGAAAATTTTTCTTATAGGATTGATGAAGGATCACCACATGATAAATTATCTAATTTTTTAGATGAATATGTTACTCATTGTACATCTAATATTTATACTTTATTTCCTAAAGAAACAGATGCTCAAATAGCGGATGCTATCCTTGAATTATTCCGTAAGAGAGAGCATATAGACATCTTTAATAAAAAAGCACTGTATATATACATTCGTGAGATTATTGACGCTAAAACTCCTAAAATCACTAAGATAGCCGATAGATTATATAATATATTTAAACAACATTATTATTTCTATCTAGAAAACGGATACACAAATTTCTAATATCTATATTTATAAATAAAATATTATGAATGGATTAGACAATGTTGTATTTGGTAAAAAGAAATTTTCTGATATATTAGAGGAAATTTATACTAACCAACAAAAGAAAGATAAACAAATATCTATCTTAATATCAGAACTTAAACCACTTGTACAAGAAATAGGTGACGCTACTCTTATTGTTCCTTTAATTAAAGAATACTTAGAGATAAGTGTTAAGAATGATGAACAGTTGATTAAAATGGCCACTATCATCCAACGTATTATGAATAATAGTGCTGGACCTAATGATGGTAGTTTTGGTATTTCTGAGGAAGAAAAACAACAATTATTAGCTGAGTTAGATAAATTTAAAACTGAAGAATAATGACCCAAA